ACCTGAATTTATTATCATGGGAACCCGGGAAGCAATAACTACAATTAAAATTACAGATATCTGTCGGCCAAAATCTTACCTGCAAAATATCTCTATCTTGAGTAGAGATTATACGTATAGGTTTCATAATTGTAATTCCGGGAACACTTGTCTATAATTTGTGTTACGAGTCTGATCGCAAATTTAAAGATATTCTTTTAGCATAGGAATTTTACTAGACCAGTCTTCTTGCATCATATAGGACACCAATCCTAGCCACCGTTGACGCCCCATAGGGTCTTCATTAAACTTTTGATTTTGTTTTTGAGAATCTACAAAACTGATTATGCGATGTTCGGCCAATTTTTTAAGATCATTCGGAAGAGTTCTTACATTAAGATAACTCGGAAAATAAACTAAATGCAATCCTATCATTCCGGCACCATCCGATAGATTTATTTTTTTAAATTTTTGATCTATTTTCCATTTGACAAAATCAACTATATCTAACACATTTAATAGTTGAACAGCACAGGCTATATTGACCGTTATGTTATCCGGGCTGTTGTCTAATAAGACGAGATTATCTGTTATGTCTTTCCATTGGCTAGGATATCTAATATACTCATTCTTCTCGCCTAAACTATCGATGCTAAAATTAAATTTTACAGATTTAAAATTTTTCCACAAATCGAATAACTTACTAGAGAGCTCTAGACCATTGCTATTATATCTAAGAACACAGTTTTTAGCATTGCCAGTATCGACCATAAATTCAAGAATTTTATAATGTTCAGGAATCAACAAGGGCTCGCAGCCAGCAAAATACAATTCCTTAATATGCTTTACTTGGTCTTTCATCGTATCTATAAAGCTACCTTTCTGATACCAGGTGTAATCATATCCACGGTCCCAGCGCTGATCTATTTGCAAATCTTGATTTTGGTATTTTGGATACTGTAATTTCCAATCTTTAATCCAGCTAGAACTATCATGTGGACTGCACATTATACATTTCAATTGGCACGTATTGCCGAGACGCAGATCAAAATAGGGAATTTCTAATGGCATACTACCATCTTCACTAGTCTTGGCTAGCACAGAATCGAGATCTAATCTTTGTTCCCATACTTGGGTCTCCCATTGTCTCTTGCTGATTATGCCGTTAGATTCTTCTACGAAGCATTTTCTACAGCTAGCCGGGATTTCTCCATTGATCATTTTTAATCTAGTTTCTTTCATAAAATCGCTATTCCAAATTTCTTCTACGGTATTTTCGCGTAGGTTTAAGTTGCGATTCCCTTTTCGAACAAGTCCTATGATTTTTTCGTCAGTTTTACCCGCTCCGCTAGCGTTGGCAGTACAGCAAATCCGCACATCACCGTTGGACCTGGTTGCTAGATGTATCCATGGCAATGGACAGAATGTTAAACTTCGTCCTGATCCGTGCATTTTGCAAAAGTATTCGAAGGGCCCTGTCCGCAAGATCTTGCGCAGATTATCAGTTTATCCTCGCCCCAATAGTCATTCCACATAATTTGAAATTCTTGAGAATCAACGATTTCTTTTACGGAACGTTTCAACACATTAATCTCACCTAATTTTTGCACCATAGATTCATGTTGGCGTTTCATCTCCATACGAATGTCGGCTGATATATCATCTTGTATTGGAGTATACGGAATGTTAGCGATCCAGCAACAAGGATAAAGATCCTTATGAGCATCAATATAAATCTCTTTATCATGCTGAGCTTTGCAGTCAATAATGGATTCTTTAACTATTTTTTTATAGTTTTCTACTACCTTTCGATCTATAAAAGTCAATGGTGTTGATGTCGCTGGTTCGATGTAGTAAGTTATGTTTCCTTGTCTATCAACGACTGTCCTCTTAGGTTCAAGCACGAATCTAGAACTGTTCCTCGGTCTAAAATTAAAGAATCCTAATTCTTGTGACATTTGCCTCGCAATCTCGACCTGATGCTCATTATGTCTAAACTTTAAAAAACACCATTCAGCTTTTCCACCTGCATCAATAAATGCTTTGGCGTTGCGTATCACAGTATTAAAATCCGTACCTACTCTATAAAGATGGTGTGTGTCTTCTAAGCCGTCTAGAGCAAACACCACAAGATGATTTTCTGGCAAAGCGTCAGCTAATCCACTCCACCATTCTGCCTTACGTGCTCCACCATTGGTATGGACCGTTACTTTAACATTCGGAGCTACCTGTGATGAATATAGGCACATTTCTATAAGATCATTATTCATCATAGGATCACCAAACGTTCCACAGAAATAATAGCTGTCTAGCTGGGGAAGCAATGGATGCATGATAGTTTTAAAATCATCTAACGACCAATTGGTAATTTTTATCAACGGGTTTTCAATTCCACCATTTATGTTTCTCGTACACATAGGACAGGATGCCTGACAATTATTGCTTATTTCTAAATGAACCTGCCGTATATCTGCGAATTTAAACATTAGTCGTAATCTCTAATAAATGGGAAGAGTGATTTATAATCAGTATGTCTCGTCTGATCATACAGTTTCAGTACTCTAGTTCTTTCTTTTACTGTTTCTTCAAAATCATTTAAAGGTTTTGACAGCATATTTTCAATAGACAATAATTGATTATAGGTGGCCGGATTCTCCTTCCAAATTTTGTAATCCTTAGTATGCGCTAGGTATTTGTTGATCGATGATATCAGAATAGATTTCTGATCCTCATCTAGATATCTTACGGAAAGATAATTAGGATTTTCAACATATTGAAAATTTACTGTATATTCTTTTCCTCGACTCTGACTTATGCTTTCGAATTTGTCAAATATTTCAGGAACATCGAAAATATTAAAGATATTAAATGTTGTTGATATTTTTGGATCTATGTTTTTAATATCGAGAAGTTTATCAACATTTTTTTCAAAATGATGATAATTAGCAGGAAATCTTATATATTTAAATTTTTCAGGATCTACATGATCCCAACTTACACTAATCGTTCTTTCTTTAAATTGAGAAAGTAGATTTACCATTTTATCAGTTAGAGAAGTTAAATTACTTATGAAATAGATTCTTATATTTTCCGCTACTCTTTCTTCTATTAATCTTTCTAAAAGTAAAGGAGTGATAGGATTGACCAATGGCTCGCCGCCGACTAACTGTATTTGTTCTACTTTTATAAGACCCGATCTAAGATTTTTATATAATATTTCAAAATTGGTATTCTCGTCAATTCCAGTCCAATCTATCTCGTGTTTGTCAACCCATGATAACCATTTCGGAACAACTATGTTTTTCTCTTTCCATTCGTTGATTTCTTTTTCGATTAAATTACTAGAGGCTTGATTACACATCATACATTTTAAATTACAAAGGTTCCCCATTTTAATCTGTATAGATTTTGGAGTCCAGGAAATCTTTCCTTTGTTACGCAAAGTTTCTGTGGTGTAAAATTGTATGACTTCCTCTCGCTTTTCGTTGAGATTATACTTGTTTCTAAAAGAATATTCATTATTAGCTTCTAACTTCCAACAAGTGGCGCAGGTTTTATTTCTTACACCGTTGATCAAGTCTAATCGTAGTTGTCGATAATAATTGTTATTCCATACCTCTTCGAAAGAATCATTGAAAAAATTTGCAGGAATATTAGGATCTGAATCGATAGGAAATCCAGGCTCACTGTGGCAGCAGGCTCTATAATCACCATTGTTCATGCTGTACAACATAGTGAATGGTACTATGCAGAATGTTTCTTTTTTTGGCGTCATCGTTTTTTCCCGATAATCATATATCTAGTATACAGCGGAAGGTCTAACCGATCCTTCCATATGATATCAATTTTACTTTGTTCTACAAATTCTTTTATATCTTGCGCGATACGAATATGTTCCGGTATACTGTAATTATTACTTTGTAAAACTAATAATGATTTATCAGATACATTCGTCAACCAGCGATCATATTGTTCTTGAGTAAGATGTTCACAGCTGGTATTAATGACAACATCTGCCGTAGATGAAATTTCGCACATATCTGCGCTAATGGATTCAAAAATACCTGCAATCTCTTCGCCTTTATTCATCATTGCAGCAATAGACTGACACGAAGGATCTATATCTATGCTTCTTATTTTTTTACAGACTATTGCACTCTGGAACATCATGCTGGCTAAGACACCGACCCAACCTCCATATATGTCAACAGAAACTGCATTGTCCACGTGTTTGTACAAATTATCGATTAACCATTCTTTACTTTTTATTTGTCCTTGCCAGAAAGCATCCATGGTACGCATAGGATCGGGACTCTGACGTATGGCCTGCATCCAATAATGTAAATGTTCAGTATCTATTTTCATTGCTGTGCTGTTAAGAATTGTAAAAATTTTGACTTTGGAATTTTACTGTCGGCACTGCTCACACAACTAGGAGTAATACAAACACTGGCCTTATCAAAAATTTGAAAATTTTCTAAATCTCCTAAAGATGTATCATGACAACTATAAGATCTTTTTATTTGATTTTCTCTTATTACAATACTTTGATATCCTGCATTGCAATACCATCCTTTAAACTGGTTGAAGCCGAAAGAATTGAACCTCTCCGCTTGATCAAACAAATA